AGGAAGACCACGGCTCGTTCCTGCGTTGCTAAGGATAGGAGTGCTATAAGAGAACCAATACGAACTTGAGTAGTTATAAAGTCGCTGTGCAAGATCGTAGTCAACAACTCCTTGGTAAGTTGCGCAGTATACAGAAGCCCTAGCCAAAGCCTGTTGAGCATGTGTTTCCTCCTTCCAGAAATATCTGTCTTTTAAAGTGTCCAAGGAAAACTCACTTAATGTATCCTCCTTGGAGTAGTCAATTTGAATACCTAAGTAATCCTCAATCATCTTCTTCATTCTCCTGCTGTTCCATGTCTTTAATCATTTGTTTCAAATACCACTTGGCTTTCTTCAAGTCCTGTAGTCCATCTTTGTACTTGAACCTGTGCATGTACTTCAGTACTGACCCGTAACAGTAAGCTTGGAACTCATGTCCTAGCTGCTGCTTAATGTAAGCTATGGCTTCTATGTCCCCATTGTTATAATGGATAGGTTTATGTACTGGATCGTATTCCTTTTTCTGGGCTAAAGACAGGATGTCCGCATAGGCACTCCCAAGCTTGTTCTTACTAACTTTATTCCATTCCTCCGGGGTTGCATCGTCAATGCTGCTCATCTGTATAAGTCTCCTCTGTAGTTTCTTCATTCAGGTCTTCCTCAAATTCGTCCAACCTGTTTATTAGTTTGTCCTCAAAACGATCTAAAAGTTCTTCACTGGTTACAGCCAGAGCCTCCACCAAGTCGTCCACTTCATACCGCTCAAGTAGTTTCTCCTTAATTTCAAACATCGTTAGTGACATAATTCATCAACTCTTCTTTTTGTTGTACTGTAAAGTATTTAAACCCTTCTTTATCACACCACTGAGCCATTGTTATTTTAGCACCTTTTCTAACTTTTTTAAATGGGTCAGACAAAACAAATATTAATTCCTTGTCGGAACAGTCCCTAATTGCTTTGTACTTCAGTGTGTCCCCCTGTCTAAAAAACCCCTTACACTCTATTAGTTTACCAGTTGGCTTGTGTACGAAGTCCGGCTTGTACTTCCTTTTGGTTATGTAAGGAACGTCATAAGGTTCGTAATCAAAAGCCTCTTTAGGATATAAAGCTGCAAAAGTTTTCTCTAGTCCCGATCTAAACTTTGATTTAAAAGGACCGTTTTTCTTTGATTTCAGGTACTTTCGGTTCATTTTTTACCTCTATTAAAAATCTTGGTCCTGTAGAATAAGAAAAAGCTCTTAATTCTGGGTAACAGGATCTTTTGAATTGACAATAAGAGCAGCCTACGGCGAGTTTCAGGTTCCCACTCTTTCCATCTGGCAATGGCTCGTAACAAGGTATAGGCCGCTCTTTGCCCGTTACCAGCTTTTTTACGTGTCTTATCCTTTCAGCTATGTCCTCTTTAAGAACTTCATAAACAGGAGCCTGAGTGTCCTCCAAGTCGTACTGTAGGAAAGTCAAGTGTCCATTCTGCTTGTCCATAGCCAGCCATCCAAACTTGGTTTCATTCTCAGAGTAAGCATATGCTTTTATCTGATCTATGTAACCAAAAGGATCATCAAAGGCCAGTGATCCGTCCTTAAACTTTTTAAAGCCGTAGGTGCTGGTTGATTTAACGTCGGTCACTATCCCGTCTATACGACAGTCCATGTGTCCTTTGATACCCTCAACCTCACATTCCTTCTGTTCGTCAGTTACACTGTGGCCAGCCATTCTAGTTAGGAACAATAACATTTCCTCTATCAAATGCCCGTACAGAAACTTAACCAGCGTATGCGGTTCTATGGCCTCCTTTGCTACTCCTTTATAATGGTTCCATAAGTATCGATCGTCCCTGCCTATGTTGGACAAGCGCAGTTTCCTAGCGTCCCATCCTCTATTGACAAACTCCTTACGCATCAAGTCCTTCATGGCTTCCCCAAAGCGTTCTATCTCCGCTTCAGCGTCCACTTCCTTATCCACACGTTTAGTCTTGACTAAGCTGTAGATGTCCTGTACTAAAGTATTAATTGTTTTCATGTTTTATGCTCCACAAAACGTAATTTTCTTTCCTTAGGATTAAAACTCAGTATTTTCACTCCAAGTTGTTTCTGTAATGGAGAACGATAACCTGTGTTCCATCCTTTTTCAGTTTTTACGTCAATAAGCATCATGTTTCCTCCTTCACGGTCAAGAGCTATCATATCAACGGGGCCAGTACACCCTGAGTTTTTAAACACATCAAATCCTTGATCCCACAGCCAAGTTATAGCGTAATGTTCCGCTATGTCTCCAAGTCTGCTTGGATCTTTATTTTTAGTGGGTTTCATACCAACTATCCCCTATCTTGTATTCCCCGGTTAAAGGACAGTTTAAGTTAAAGTGATTCCCGGCAGCCTCTATACAGCTAACCGCCAGCCTACCAAACTTCTCAGCTTGATCCGTCCTCACCTCCGTCTGCACCTCATCATGTACGTTACCTACGAACCTGTAATCCAGTTTCCACTGTTTAGCGTAGTCGTCCAAGATTAGTAAAGCCTGTTTCATAACTATGGCTCCAGCACTCTGCAATAAAGTATTCAATGCACTGTGCTGTGACCTGACATGTATTAACCTACCGTCCAATCCAGTCACCATTTGTGATCCATAAGAGATTTTGTTCTGTATTCTTTCTCTAAGTAATCCAAATGATTTGAGATTATTGCCAAAACGCTCTCTAAGTTTTTTGCCTGACCTTTTGTTTCCTCCAACCACTGCTCCAAGCTTTGCATCTCCTGCCCCGTATAAAAGGGCATAGATAAAAGTTTTTGCTGTATCCCGTGATTCAAGTCCTGCAAGGCGCTGGTTAGCTGAGTGTATGTCTCCGTTGACCACTTCATTTATGTACTCCTTGTCATTCATGTAGTGAGCCAACATGCGTAACTCCAGACCACTTGCATCAAAACCCACCAGACTATAGCCTTCCCTGCTCGTCCAGCACTCCCTACATTCCTTTCCAAAAGGACTATAGGAAGCCGGGACTTGAGCTAGGTTAGGACTGTTATGTGTCATTCTCCCGGTGACTGCTCCATTGCTATTAACCTGACCATGCACCCTTCCTGTAGTTGGGGAAACTGCATCAATCCAACTCTGGACCTGTGCTATGCGCTTCTGCACCATAAGGTACTCAGCAATTAGTTTAGCCTCCGGTATCCCTTTTATCTTGGACAGGGTTCCCTCGTCAACCTGTGGTTGGCCAGTCTCAGTAAATACACAAGGCTCCCAGCCAAAGTACTGTAAGTACCTGCCTATTTGTTGTCTGGAACCTAGGTTAAACGGAGGAAACTCTATCCTACTGAACGGCCCTTCCACAGTACCCCAAGAATCTCCTAGGAATTTGAGGCCCACTGTGGAAAGCGTACCGTCCTTCTTAGTTTTTGGTTGAACCTCCTTAACAAATGTCGGTAGCGGTAAAAAAGTTTTCTGTACCCTGTCTTCAAGTTCAAATTGTTTCTCCTTCAGTTCCGCAAGCAGCATATAAGCTTTCTCTTCGTCCAGTTTCCAGCCATTGCGTACCTGCTCCTGTATAATAAATTGAACTTTGTGTTCTAAGTCTATGGATTCCTGAGAAAACTCTGCCAGCTCATCAAATAACTCCAGATACACTCTCTCAGTTACAGCCGTGTCCTGAACACAATAGTCCTCCATTTCCTGTGAACATTGTGACCAGTCATTGTAGTCACCCTTTGGAAAGCCTAGTCTTTCTCCCCAAGAGCGAAGGGAATGTCCCTTGTCCCTCTGTGGGTTAGCAAGCCTAGACAACACCAAAGTATCCATCACCCTGTCAGGAGCCACAGAAACGCCCCAGAGCGATTTTAAGACCGGGAGGTCATATCCTATTAGGTTATGTCCAATCACCTTCTCAGAGCCTTGTAGGGCTTCCTGAAGGGTATCCGGAGTATAGTGCACTAAAACACCTCCGTCATGTCTAGTAACCGCCATCCAGATTTTAGTTGGATTTAGTCCGTCCGTTTCAATGTCCAAATAAATCAAAACTGAGTCTCCATGTCACCATCACCAGTAGGAGGCCCAACTTCCGACATACGGCCTGTGAACCTGTCGTACTTCAAAAAACAGGCAGCACCAGTAAGACCGACGTAACGATTCTTCAGGATTCTT